ATAAATCATCTTTGTATCGGAAATCATCCAAGACTACTTTATGCGCATTGTTTGGCAAATAATCTGTGAATGGATCTCGAATCTTAATTGTGACAGCTTTTTTTGTTCCTTTTCCGCTAAGAATATCCCTATCCTTAGAAGAAGGATTGTAGACTAAGCAAGTGCAGTAATACAATTTCTTGTTTTCTTGTTCACCCGGTTCAGGTCCATCGTTTGGTTTTACTTCAAAAAAAGTAACCGGCGTATTTAAATCACCGGCTACAATTTCAGGTCTTTCATATTTTGTTTTAATCGGCAACTTGATCACCTACCAAGTCTATCGAAGCATCCATGATCATCATCTGGAAGTTGTCATAAAAGTATTCGAGCGCCTCATTTCTTAAATAACGAGTACGCTCATAGACTAATTCTTTTCCCTTTTCATACTTTGTAGGATCAAACTCTCCGATGATTGATTTGATATCGGCAAACCCACTTTCTAATTGTTTCCCGATACTTTTATCTTCGGACGAATGAAAAATACGAAAACGTTCCTTGAATTCATCAATAAACACCTGATCGTTCATTCGTCATCCCTCCAATAGATCAATCAAATCTTGCTTCTTAGCGTTGCTTGCATAATCAATTGCACGCTCGTCTAACAACGCTTTTAGTTCTGGAACCGTAAGGCTAGAATAGTCTACAGTCGCCATACGAGCGTTAGGCGTTGTTACTCCCCCGAGCTACCGTCAGTATCTGCCGGGATAGCAATATCATATACTTGAGCTGCATCGTTGTTTGTTGGCTGTCCGTTACCCAACATATCGATCGCATACAAAGTTGCGCGTTTCATTGCAAAGGTTTCTTTGTAAACTGCAATTTTTTCAGGACGAGATTGAGTGGCATCATATTCGCCGTCAATAAATGCAATCAATTTATTTTCAGGAACATCTAAGGATTCGATGATATGATCTTGCGAAATGAATGGCAAGTTCGAAACAAAGACGCCGTTAGCATTTTGAGTTGTAACACGAGCCACGATATCATAATAATTAACAGGGTTTACAATCAAGTACACTTTGCCTGAAACCTTACGATATTTTGTCTCGCCGTCAGTATCGTTGTCACCAATACGATGTGTGTATTTTGAAGCAGTTTTAAGTACCTTAGCAAATTCTTTTACCATAGTAGCAGAATCCTTGAAAGTCAAAGTACCAGCCGATGCTTTATCAGGATATACACCTCCAGTAACAGCTCCATCCAAATCTTTCAAAAGACCAATAGGCTCATTGTTACCCGTACCAGTTACAATTTTCACTTCCCAAATGTCAGAAACAGCTTCACGTAAAGACAATTGCACATACCGATTAATCCAACGAGGACCTAAGTCTAAGGTATCGTTAGAAATAAGCATAAACGCAGTCAATGCAAGTTGCGTGTATTCTGTCGAGTCGAATTCCGCATCAAGTTGCCCTTCTAAATCTTTGTGTAATGGTCCAAACACCGCCACACCTTTACGACGAGAACGAATGACCTTGACTTTACCAACAGTTGATTGGAAGTTGATTAAGCGCAACAAAGGATGGTCTTTTTCTAAGTCTTCAAATACTTTTTCAAAGATCGTTTCTGGCCAAACTAAATCTTTGTCAAATCCGCCAGCTTTTGAGACTTCATTATAAAATTTAGTTTCTTCAGCAGTTAAGGTTGGGATTCCCCGAGCTTCTAATACACGGTTGTCAGTTACGCTCTTTAATTCTTCGTACTCAGCACGCACTTGTTTCCCTGCATCTTCTGCAATGGCAGTGACATAAGCTTCTAAAGCATCATTTACTTGTTCAGGTGTTGCATCTTCTTTTGCAGAAATAGCGTTAAAGACTTTCTTCGCATCTGCAGTTTTGTCTGTAATTGTTAACATAGTTTATTCTCCTTTTCGCAATCGTGCGATTAATGATTTTGGTTTTAGTTCTTGTTCCACTTGACCTGTTACAGGTTGGCTTAAATTAGCCATCGCAACAGCGACAGCATTTTGAATCAATTCAGCAATGTCTTGTGGTTCTTCTTCCGGTTCGGCACGTTTCACAGAATTAGCAAATCCAAACTCTACAGCTTCATCTGCCGTGAACCATTTTTCTTCATTCATCCATTCACGTAATTGGTCAGCAGATTGACCGGTCTTATCAGAATAAATTGCCAGAATTGAATCATCGATGGTCTCTAATGCATTCAAAGTTTTTTGGATATCCTGTTTGTTTCCCCAAGCAAATGTTGAAGCTTCGTGAATCATCAATGAAGTGCCAACATTCATGATCACTTCGTCAGCGCCAGCAATGATGAAAGTTGCGGCACTGGCTGCCAAACCAGTTACTTCGACAGTGACATTTGATGGGTGATCTTTTAGGTAGTTGCAAATTTCAATCCCTTCAAACACATCGCCGCCAGGACTATTCAGTTTGATCACGATATCATCTGTGACTGTATCCAGTGATTCTCGGATATCTTTCGCATTAATGACATCATCGTCACGCCAATATTTCTTTTGGACATTGCCACTCAAGGTGAGAATGTGCTTACCATTTTGGATTTCGTTGGTAAATTGAAACGGTACTTTTTTAACTTTCGGCATTTTCGTTCTCACCCCCTTTCGCTGTTTCTTCATAGTTCTTGGTCATTACTAGCTTTTTACCTTCTCCATTAGGCAAAGGTTCATAGTCATATTCTTCACGTACTTCATCCCGGAAGAAGCTTGCGCTTGATACCACCTTGTCGATCTGAGTTGCATCTTCGACGATACTTCTAGGTAATACCTTCGATACTTTGATTCTCTCGCCGTTCTTGTATTCTTTTTTTGTAATGATTTTCGCCATTAGTTCATCCTGAAGCTTCTTCATTAGTGGTGCGATACAAAGTTTACGAAAAGCATCTAGATTAGAATCAAGGTCAGCTTTTTCACCATAAATAAGCGCCGTAGGAACTCCTATGGCGTTGGCTACATCATCTATCAACGATGTTTTCATTTTGTTCAGCTCATCAAGTGATTGATTGGAAACCCCTTGTTTGTTGGTGTATTCCTCGTACTCGAATCCTTTGATTTTTGCTACAATTGCTACAGACTTTGTTTTGAATGCATTGTAGACCTTGTCAATATACTCTTGTAATCTTTGACTTCGTGTCTTGCCGTCTTTTCCTTTTTCTTCGTTAATACTTCCGGTCGAATCGATAGACACCGATCCACGAATTTGATTATTTCGCATTGCAATTTCAATAATTCGCCCAAATAACTCCGAATAGTCCTCGAACAAGCCTTTTGTAAAACGATCAAGCTTATCATTGTTGTATTCAATGTAGATCACATCCGACATATTGAAGTTTTTTTGAAATACATAGTTCTTCACTGTTACGCCAGTGAACACATCATCATAAACAGCGTATTCCGTGCGAGAAAAATCATCCGCAATCAGCAACTGATTATCTTCAGTAAAAATGACTAGCACTTCGTTGTCATCCATGAGTCGGTAGAAAAACTTTTCCCAGAATGTTGCAGCCGACATATCATTGTTGGGTCGAACATTCAAAATGTATTCCCAATCAGTTGTGCCATCTTTGTTTTTGAATTTTACTTCCAGCGTGGACATTGTCCTTGCGACAAAATCTAGCACTGTATTCTTTGCCATAATTTTCAGATATGCTCGAGCGGACTCATCATCACCATAGACGAGATCTGGAATCCAGTCTGAAGGTTCTTCATTACGTATGGACTGCTTAAAAACATCAAATAAACTCACATATTTTCACCACCTTTCAATTGGATTAGATATATGGATCACCTTCACTTTCCGGCAAATCGCCTGCCTGATTTATTTTTGACCTGTTCAGGCGGTTTCTTCTTGTAACCCAAAGGCGTTGTAGTTACTTTAGTGAAATAAACGGTGTTACCAGCCATTACGTTATTTGTTTTTCGCTCAACGTTTAGATATTGAGGTTTATACATAATGATCCACTCACTTTCTAAAATTCAATTTCATCCAACATATCAAAGGCATCATCGTAGTCGTAGTCAATGATTTCATCAGCACGCCATAGGCAGTATTCAAAAGCCTTGAATCCGTCTGTCTTACGCCGAACCTCTTCCTTCTTCTTGTATGATTTATTCCCATCACCGTTAGTCTTAACCAGTACATTGTTTGTATACCAACGCATCAATGGATTATCACCAAAGATAATGTGATTATTGGCAAATGCATCTTCAATCCTTGGAGCTAGTAAATTATCAGCTGCTGTTGGATTTCTAATCACTTCGATTTCAAATCCTTCCTCCAAAAACAATGGTCGCAATAAATCCATTCGGAAATTATCGGCTACTATTTTCGTTATGCCGTATTTTTCACGTTGCTCAACAAACCATCCGACAACTGTTTTAGGATCGATTGTGGGTCCATCTATGACCGTCAGCAATCCTTTTTCTTCCCATTCCCGTATCGGTGCAAACTTTTCTTTTGTGGTTTCAGAAGCCTTTCGAGAATAGCCGTAGTAAATGTCCACAAATTGCTTTCTAACGAACGAATGGGTCTTGAATACATAATCATCCCCATCACGAAACAAAAGCCCACAAGCGGCGAAATCACGTAGACTAGCATAGTCTAATCCGCCAATGGCTTGTTTGCCGATTAGGTTTGTTGGTAATGGTCTGTTTGTTGCCAGAATCTCTTCACGACTAGCCACCGATCGTTCCAAGTCTGTGACAGGTAAATTCATACGTTTAGTCATGAACTCTTCTCGGTTACTTGGATCGTCTTCCAAATCCTCGTATTCTTCCATAACAGTTTCGTAAAGATTGTCCGCATACTCAGATAGTGGCTGATGAAACATAGGATTGGCTAATTCCCAGTTGTCAGGATCATTGACCTGTTCCTCTGAGTCAAGTTTGCAAATGAAAGGAAAAAGAGCATTGAAACGGACTGAACCGTTCAACACTCTTTTCGCTTTTTCTTTCATGTTGTCCAAGAATCCCTCACGAACATAACCATCAGTACCCACATAAAACTCCCTCGGGTTCGGGCGTTTACCAAGCCCACTAATATGGACTTTTACATCTTTGTTCGATTCGTATCGATGGATTTCATCAAAAGCTACTGCTCCATCACGCAATCCATCTTTTGTATCGCCATTACTTGTACGGAATTTTATTTTACTTCCAGTCTTTTTGCTGGTGATCACTGACTTCCCATATTCGAAAGCTTTTTGTAACGTCTTATTCCGTTTGATTGTATTGTATATCTCTTCGAATGAAGTTTTCGCTTGATCCTCACTATTGGCAACGATCGAAACGTTGTAGTCCATGATGCCGTGCATTTCAGTCTGAAGGAAATTCAGCACGACTGATAACAATCCGTTTTTACCTCCACCACGACCAAACATCCAAAGGAACTTACGGTAAACATTCCGGTCATTCTTTTTGAAATAAAAAAAGATAAAAGCGATTAAGAACTTCTGGAATGGCTGCATTGGGAAATACCATTTCTCACCATAAGCAATGCACTTATCAATCATCACATCATCGAAGTAAACATCATCCCGACTAAGAACATCACGTTCTAAATACTCAATTAAATTTGCTCGCTCTTTGTTAAACTTTATTTTCCCTGATTTGAATTGCTCGATATAGTAATCAACGTGTTTTTGATGAATCATGTTAGATCACTCTCATCGTAATCATCTTGATTATCAGTGACTACTTTACCGTTCAAATCATCA